TGAGTATGCCAGGTAGAATGCCCGCCTTTACGTTGCCTGGACCAGATCGCGGACCAGGAACTCCTGGATCAAGCCCTGGCGGATGGGCAAGTGGTATTGGTGCAGGCCTTGGTGCTCTCGGTGCTGCCGCAGCCTTTGGTCCCTTGGGGCCCGTTGCTGCCGCAGCAATAGGGATCATCGGCGCGTTGATAGGCAAAGGGACAGAAGCTGCCCTTACTACGCAGCCAAAGCCCCCGCCCATCCGGGCCCCAGCCCCGAAATTTGTCACGCCGGATCCGTATAGAGTGGCTGCCGGAAGGAAACTGTCTGACCCAGGTGCTGCCACCGCTATGAGCATGGGCCCGAACGTAAGGCTGAGCGCAGCACAGAACCTCAAATCAAAGATATTCTCGTAGGAGGCTAAAATGCCGATACCATTCACACCACCCAGTGGAGCACCGCCCGGTGGCGGAGGTCCCCCAGGAGGCGGAGGCCCCCCAATGGGAGGTCCCCCAATGGGAGGTCCTCCGATGGGCCCAGGTGGCCCTGGTCCAGGTCCTGGAGAAGACGTTACCATTGAAGATCTAATGGCAGCACTAAAGCAATTGCCTGAAGAATTGCTTCGGCAGCTTGTTAGCGAACTCATGACATTCCTTGAGGCGGGTGCCGAGCCTGCGGGACCACCTGGACCCCCTGGACCCCCTGAACCCCCCGGTATGCCGGGAGGGGCTGGACCTGGTATTGCTGAGGCTGCCAAGGCCAGGGCTGGCGTATAGTGGCAATACCAGTACTTGAGATAGGTAAATACGGCGAGGACAAAGAGTATGAGATGCTCAAACGCACTGCCGGTGGAGCCGGTGTCGATCCAAACCTTCTAAGGCTTTTGGCTAAGCGACGGCAACAGCAAGGCCTTGCTGGTACAGTGACAGAGCCGGGTCAAAGACCACCGGAGGGTGCGGCGGGAACAGTCATGGGTAAAACCGGTCCGATTGATCCGCGACTTCGTGCAGCACTGATGCTACGCAAGAAGCTGAAGAAGCGGGCGGATCAGGCAGGTGCGCCGGAGGCCAAGAAGGGGAGATAGGTGTATCAGTCTGGTCCCATAGCTGACGAATACAGCAAAGAAGACGAAGGCAGGGAAGGCTATTCTCCAACCGAGAAGGAGAGTAAGACAGCTAAATACGTGCGCGCCCAGTGGGATTTATCCGAGCAGGCTAAGAGTTCGGTTATAGAGAAGACGTGGCTGGGCCTAGCATTCTACACCGGTCGTCAGTGGTCTAGGTACAATAAGGTAACTCGATTACTCGTAGATGATGCGCCACCACCGTGGCGGGTTCGCATGATACTAAACTATGTCCTGCCGACCGTTGAGACTCTCGCTGGTAAGCTTATCGAAAACCGACCTGGCTTCATATGCACACCAGCAACGACTGACGACGACGACATGGAAGCGGCTCGCCAGTGTGAAGCTTTGCTTGATTATCTTTGGAATGAGATTGGCATGCAGACAAAGCTTCACGAGGCAGTGAAGTGGATGGCTGTGTCTGGCACCGTTTTCTTCAAGATTTGGTGGGATGATGCTGCTGGTGACGAATATGAGGAAGAGGAAGAGATTGAGGCAGCTCTTAAATACATCGAAGAGAGCGTTGAGCCCCCGCCGGAGGACCGACAGACCAAAAAAACCGGCCTTCCTGTCATTGATATAATGAGCCCTCTTGAGGTTGGGTGGGATCCGGGCGCAAAGAGCATGGATACGTGCCGTTGGATGTGTCATGCGAACCTGATGCACATCGATGAGATTAGAGAGCGGTGGCCAAAGCAGGGTAAGTTTGTTGAGCCTAACACGTCAATGGAGATCGACCAGTACAGTCAGCAGGTTATCAGGGAGTTTTCCACCTCCGGCAACTCGGGGGACGTTAATGTAGATCGCAGCTTGGTGCTGGAGTACTTTGAGCGCCCGAGCCCAAGGCACCCAGATGGGTATTATGCCATTGTTTCCGGTGATGTCGTCCTGGAAGAGCAGGAAGTGCTCCCATACGGAAGACTCCCCTTTGTCATGGCGCGACACAACACAGTGCCGGGTCGGTTTACCGGTGAGGGCGTCGTAAATTCAATAATTCCAGCGCAGAAGGAATTAAATAAGTCAGTAAGTCAGAGGATTGAGAATAAAAACCTCCACGCGCAACCCAAGTGGAGAGCGGAGAAGGGTTCCGTCGACCGACAGAGTTTCACTGACGAGCCCGGTGAGATCATCTTCTACAACAGAACTGCTGCCAGGCCACCAGAGCCAATGCCCCCTGCATCGATGTCACCCGAACACCGGAATATTGAGAAAGAGCAGATTGAGCACATCCAGGCGATTAGTGGTGTGAGTGATGTAACCAGGGGAGTGTCTGCTCCGCAGACGTCAGGCAGAGCAATTGGTCTGCTGAGCGACCTTGATGCCACAAAGCTGGGTCCAACCGTAAGGGAGCTTGAGCGGGCCATAGAGCAGATGTGCATGCAGGTTCTTTGGATGTGCCGAGAGTACATGCCTGCCCCAGTCATGATTAGCATCACTGGACGGAATCATGCTGTCGAGGTGCTGGAGTTTTTTAGTCGTCAGATAAAGACAACAAGGGTTCGCGTCATGGCCAACTCAATGTTGCCGAAGCACCCGAGTTACCGACGTGAACAGATCATGCAAATGTATCAGGTTGGAATCCTTGGTGATCCACAAGATCCGCAGACCGCCATCAAAGCAAGAAAGATGATGGAGTTTGGCGACATGGGTCCGGTGTATGGCGATGAGGATAAAGACCGATTCTACGCACGAGAAGAAAATCACATGATGGCCAACGGGAAGGCTCAAGACGTGAAGCCGTGGGAAGACCACATAACTCACATAGATGAATGCTTGAGCTACATGAAATCCATAGATTTCCGACTGCTTCCCGAGGAGCATCAGCAGAATTTCGAGAGACATTTAGCCTGGCATTATCATGCAGAAAGCCAAAATCAACAGGGGAAACCCTGGTGGCAGATGTATGTACAGGCTGGTGACCAAGGAATGCCGCCGGGTGGTCCGGCGCAGGGTGGTGCCCCCACGGCACCGGGACCATCTCCAGAAGGGGGTGGCCCACCTGGTCTTATGGGAGGAGGCACGCCAGAGCTGAATCAAGCCGTTGGCACGAGAGGCCCTGGCCGCCCCGATTATGAGACTGGTTTTGAAGCTGCTTCACGGTAGCGATTGCCAGCGCGATAGCTGGTGCGTGAGGTTATTATGAGTGATGATTATGGCGATACGGGTGTAGACTCCACGGAGGATTCGCAGGCCTCCGATCTTGGCGCTGAGGATTATTCGCAAGATACCGGCGATACAGGTTCTGAATCTGATGCGGACAAGAGTCCTGTTCCCTATGAACGGTTCAAAGAGAGCAGGGATCAGCTCAACGAAAGCAAAACGCAAGTAGATGAGTTGAGGCAACAAATGTCTGCGCTTCAATCGCAGCAGAATGAATCGGCTCAGTGGAATCAATGGGCTTGGCAACAGTTGCAAGGGCAACAGGAATCGAAGGCTGCACCTGAGGAGGAAGCATACTACGCCGATCCACTCGAAAAACGAGTGAATCAGTTGGAAAGTTCCCTCCAGCAACAGACGCAGTTTTACGATCATCGGCATCAAGAGATGCAGGTCTCTCAGGCGGAGAAGGAGATAATCTCAGAGCTTACTACTGCTCGTGGGAAATATCCTGAGATGCGTGAGAACGATGTCATCAATGCCCTGACCCAGAACCCAAATGCATCTATTGCTGCATTGGCTAAGAGATCACACGAGGCCGAGGTTAATCGTTTCGAAGGCAAACTAAGGACGAAAGGGTATAAGCCCAAGCCAAAGACACTCCAACGTAGCGTGGGCAGCGCAGGCGTTGTGAAGGATTTTGGCGATGACCTTGAGGCCGCCGAAGCTGCTGCGATTGAAGCGCTTGGTGGTTAATAACTTCTAAGCTACGGAGCTAAAAAAATGGCATTCACAGGTCAAAAGGCTAGTTTTGGTGACGGCACCGATTTCGATCTAGTCCTAAAGGACTACTACGAAGGTCCGGTGCGTGAGCACCTCAATAACAAGATTCCAATTCTCCAGTACGTTGAGAAATCAAAGCGTAAGTGGACGGGTCGCAAGGTTGTCTTCCCGGTCCACAACGGGCGTAACTTCGGTGTAGGTGGCCGAGCGGAGACGGGAACTCTTCCGACTGCCGGTGCACAAGCCTACGTCGAGAGTCAAATCTTCTCGA